GGGCATCGGAGAATTGGAGCAACCTAAATCCAATACAAAAGAATTTAGCTATTAATTTAACTAAGAGTTTTGTTAGGGAATTGAAAGAAGGTAATGTATTAAAATCTATCAAACGTGCAACAAAAGGTTGGGGTGGCGAACAAGATAAACCAAAAGACCTAGTTAAACGTAATCGCGACTATGATGATAAGACGGTGTTATCTTTAAGGAAAGGAATAAGTGATACTCCTAAAAGTAGTCCAGCTCACTTACAAAAGCGTGTTTTAGATAGAGAAATTAAAAAACGCTGGTTTGGTGACGAACCAAAAGAAGGTATCAATCTTTCAAAGGGCTTTATTAAAGAAATGAAAAAGGTGAACGAAGAAACTCCGCAGCAACTTCGTGCATTATCCAAGTCTGGTGATACAGCGAGGAAGAGTTTTGCAGACAAAGCCAAAGCTAAACGAGAAGAAGAAGCAAAAAGAAAAAGAAATATGGGTGAAGCAGAAACTGGTTCATTCAAAGCAGCATACTCTGATACAAATAAATTACGAACTAAACTTTCCAACATAGAAAAGAGAATGGATAGTTTTAAATTCCAGGACAAGCCAATTCCTGCCGCATTAAAAAGTGAATATGATAAAACATTTGCCGCAGTAAACAAGTCGCATTCTACAGAACAAGGCTTAAAATAATATGAATAAAATCATAGACTTCTTAAAAAGGATTGGGGCGTTCTTTAATGAATATCCAAGTACCTTTATTTGGTTTGCAGCATTATGCTTTGCTCTTCCATATTTCTGGAAATCATTTTTATTCTATTTGATTATGCCAGGCTCATTTGCATTAACTGCCGCAATTTATATCTACGCTAAAAAACTAATCCAAAGATTCGAATAACATGTTAATGGAAGAAATTGCTTTTGAATCTCAATCTGATCCTAAGAAAATTTTAAATCGTATCAAAAAAACATTACCACCTAAAAATAATATTACAGGGTTTATGCTCAAAGCCCCTGGACCAGGCGGCAAGTGGATCGTAGTTAGCAATTCTGGCAGCGGACCAATAACTACATTACTCAGTTTGACAAAAATGCTACGACAAATAAAATCAAAACCAAACGCTAGTCTATTTGTCACGTATTGGTTGCCCAATACGAGATTTTATCAGAGAAAAATCCCATCTATCTTTTTGAAGTAATAATATCTGTTTTTTATTTGACAAGATAAATAAAAGTACGCATACTATTGTTTAGTGTGTGTTAGGCATATATAGGCACAACATAGGCAAAGGAGATTATATTATGGCCATTACTTTAGCAGATATTAGAGCAAGATTACAGGCACAAGAAAACAAAAGCACAGCAACAAAGTCTACGATGGACAATGGGATTTACGCACATTGGACCGTTGCAGACGGAGAAACTTCAGTAGTAAGATTCCTTCCAGACGCTGATCCTAAGAACCCGTTTTTCTGGGTCGAACGACAGGTCATTAAACTTCCATTTTCAGGTATTAAAGGGCAACCGGATTCAAAACCGCTTACCGTTCAAGTACCGTGTATTGAAATGTGGGAAAAGAATGCATGTCCAATTTTAGGTGAAGTACGCCCTTGGTTCAAAGACGAGAGTCTTAAAGAACTAGGCGGAAAGTATTGGAAGAAGCGTAGTTTTATTTTCCAAGGCTTTGTAAGACAGAGTCCGCTCAAAGAAGACTCGTTGCCAGAGAATCCAATTAGACGGTTTGTTATGGCGCGTACTATCTACAATATTATTAAGAGCGCATTACTGGATCCAGAATTAGAAGAAGTCCCAACCGATTACATCAATGGTTTAGATTTTAAAATCAATAAGGTGAAAGACGGTACTTATTCAAGTTACGGAACTAGTGCTTGGATGCGCAAGGAATCTGCTCTTGCGCAAGCAGAGTTAGAAGCAATAGAGAAATTCGGATTGTTTAACCTATCTGACTTCCTTCCAAAGAGACCAACCGAAGCTGACTTAAAAGTTCAACTTGAAATGTTCCACGCGAGCGTTGAGGGCGAGACTTATGACTTAGATAGGTGGGGTTCTTATTATAAACCATACGGTTTGTATGTTCCTAATGCAGAAACTGCCCTAGCAGATCCTGCAGAAACGGTCAATACCGACGTTGCAGAGGAACCAGCACCAAAAGCAGTAGTGAAAAAAGCAAAAGAGTCGAAAGATGATGATGCTGATGAAGCTCCTGCTGCTGGTGGTGATAGAGCGCAGCAAATTTTAGCTGCAATCAGAAACCGAAACAAGAAGTAATTGGGTTAGGGTATGGGCAGTAAAATGCCCATACCTTATTTTTATAAGGAATAAGATTATGGGTAAACCATTCGATGTAAGTAAATTTAGACGAGAGCTAACCAAAGCAATCGACGGCCTTACTGTGGGCTTTAATGATCCGACAGATTGGATCAGTACGGGAAACTATGTGTTAAATTATTTGATCTCAGGGGACTTCACTAAAGGAATTCCGTTGGGGAAAGTTACAGTATTTGCTGGCGAGCCAGGTTCAGGCAAGAGTTATATTTGCAGCGCCAATATTGTAAAACATGCACAAGAGCAAGGCATATTTGTTGTGCTAGTGGATTCGGAAAATGCATTAGATGAATCCTGGTTGCAAGAACTAGGCGTTGATACTAGCGAAGAAAAGCTTTTAAAATTAAACATGTCAATGATTGATGACGTTGCGAAAACAATTAGTACCTTTATGAAAGACTACAAAGAGCAGGACGAGACTAAACGTCCAAAAGTTTTGTTTGTACTTGATAGTTTAGGTATGATGTTGACGCCGACGGATGTTAATCAGTTCGACGCAGGCGATCTTAAAGGTGATATGGGTAGAAAGCCCAAGGCTCTTACAGCATTAGTTAGGAATTGTGTTAATATGTTTGGGAGTTACAACGTTGGTTTAGTATGTACCAATCATACTTACGCAAGCCAGGATATGTTTAACCCGGATGATAAGATTTCGGGAGGACAAGGATTCATTTATGCTAGTAGCATAGTTGTTGCTATGAAGAAATTGAAACTTAAAGAGGACGACGAGGGTAGAAAGATTACCGACGTTAGAGGTATTAAAGCAGCATGTAAGGTTATGAAGACTAGATATGCTAAACCATTCGAAAGTGTTAAGGTTAATATTCCCTATGATTCAGGAATGAATCCGTATAGCGGAATGTTTGATCTACTAGAGAAGCGTAACTTAATTACCAAAGATGGAAACTCATACGTTTACAATTTCTACAATAGCAAGGATTCGGTTAAAGCAATGAAAAAAGCATATGAATCGAATAAAGACGAAATCCTCGATAAAATTATGGACGACGTAAAGGCACGGGATCTAGTAGAGATACTTAATGCAAAAAATGAGGAAATAGAAGAAGCGTAATAAATAACCCGTACTTAAAGGATCACACATGGTTGAAATTGATGTATTGTACGAGGTTTGGAGAATAGCGAAAGAGTATATTCCGGCTAGAGATAGAGGTTCAGCAGCGGATCACGTATTTAACCAGCTATTAGATTTGGGAATACGTGACTCCGATCTCAGAGATTTTTGTCAACGGGACAGACAATTATTTGAAATTTTTAAATCCCACGGGCTTGATAGTGATTTCCACGATAGTGACGACGAAATAGAGGATTAAATGTTCTATAACAAAGTAGTTGAAAACCTCGACGTATTGCCAGATTTTCTAACTTTCTATCATAAAGAATTAGCAGAGGCTAGAAATGACGTACGGATATATGGGATAATTGAAAACAACCTTAAAAACCTACCAGGCCTAACTGAACGCAGATTTAATCAATTACAAGAAGTCGAAGCAGTATTAAATTTTATGAACATCCAACTTCGTAAAATAAGACGCAACTGTTTTAAGAACTATTTAGAAACATATGATCGCGCATTGTCAACAAGAGAAGCAGATAAATATGTTGACGGCGAACAAGAAGTAGTTGACTATGAATCATTAATTAATGAAGTTGCATTACTGCGTAACCAATGGTTAGGATTGCTAAAAGGGCTAGAGAGTAAAAACTTTATGTTAGGTCATATAGTTAGACTTAGAACAGCGGGCATGGAAGACATTACACTATGATAACCGAAAAGCTACAGAAACTCAACACAGAATTCTATTCATACAAGAAAAGTTTAAATCAGGAAAATTGGCCATCCGTCGATGAAAACCTATTTGATCTTATTATGCTTGAAAATAAGTATATTAAGTATTACGACAATTTAACAATAAGAATATGGAACGGTGGAGAAGATGCTACCGGAGTAAAAGAACTTTATCAGTCACTCGAAACAGTAGTAACGGATTATAAAGACACAATACTTTGGCATTCATTGCGAGTGAAAAATAGAAATGGCCGAACACTCCGGGTTTGAAGAAATATTTATCGAGGGATCGGGTAACCGTGTAGAGATTTGGGATAGACGTAATCCAACTACAGAGACCCCAGTTATAATTAGGGGGCTGAAACATAGAAAGGCCCTCAAGTATTGCAAAGAAAAAGGGATAGACTTTTACTACATGGATACTGGTTATTTCGGTAACTGGAAACATAAGACGTATCATCGTATTACTAGAAACAACCTTCAGTATATCGGTCCAATAATTGACCGACCACCTGACAGATTAAACGCAACTGGAATCAAACCAGAACCTATGTCGGACGGATCTGATATTTTATTGGTGTTGCCTAGCAATAAAGTAATGACATTTTTTAATATAGATTTAGATAATTGGATACGACAAACAACTAAAGAACTTAAAAAATACACTGATAGAAAAATTATTACTAGACTAAAACCTCCTAGAAGAAAAAGAATACGAGATAACAGTTTAGCAGAGGCACTAAGAAAAGACATATATTGCGTGGTTACGTTTAATAGTATTGCAGCGGTAGAAGCGTTAATGAGTGGCAAGCCTGCGATAACATTAGGGCCTAATGCAGCACAACAATTGTGTTCTGAAAAGATCTCAGAGATAGAGAGCATTAAACGTCCCTCAATTGACAAAGTGTACTCGTTTTTAAAGCATTTATCATATCAGCAATTTACTTGGGAAGAAATGCAAAACGGCTTTGCTTGGAAAACATTAAATGAAGAATGATGTTGCCGTTTATCTTAGCTCTACTAATTATAGAAACTATTCTTCTCTAAGGAAGAAACAGGCATTACTTGCGTTTGCTGCTGGTGCAAGGCGAGTGGGCGCCAATGTAGAAATTGTTAAAGAGCTAAAAGTAGTTCCAGCTAAATTAGCTGTCATTCTCGGGTGGTACAGTCCACATTCAAATCAAGCAGGAGTAAATGGTTTAAGGAAGCAAGTGATAGAATTCCAACGAGCGAATGGCAATAAAATAATGCCCATCGATGCAGGCTGTTGGAAGTACGCAGATACAGAAAATACTTACTTAAGGTATAGCTTAGACGGGGTGTTTTATGATCAAGCGTTCTATGCTAACGAGAATAGTACACGAGATAGATTTGATAAGATTGCCAAAAAGATAAACTTAACTCTTAAACCGTGGAAAAATAAAAATGAGGGAGAATACATTTTATTGCTATTGCAACGAGATTCTGGATGGAGCATGAAAGGACTGTCTCCGGTTGACTGGGCAACAAGTAAAATACATCAAATTAGATCACTAAGTCCAAAACCAATTATGATACGGCCGCACCCTGCGGTACCTATTACAATAGATCAACGTAAGAAACTTGCGAAATTTAAACACGTTCTTATTAGTGATTTAAGAAGAAAGACATTACAGCAAGATATTGCATCGGCGTCGATGGCAATGAATTTTAATAGTAGCAGCGGTGTTGCAGCTATTATGGAAGGAGTTCCGTTGTTTGTAGATGATAAGAGTTCTGTTTGCTATAAGGTTGCTAATACGCACTTGGATAGACTAAAGATTGATATAGAATATCCGGATAGAGAACAGTGGTTGTATGATTTAGCAGAATGTCATTGGTCGGATGGTGAGTCCTTTTTAGGCGAACTGTATCTAAAGTTTAAACCGTTCCTTTAAACGCCAAAACGTAATCATCGTTTACTCGATCCACAATACGCATACCTATTTTTTCTAAATAATCTATTGCAGCAGTCTTATGCCATAACTTTGCAAAGTGTGGATGGGGTTTTTGTTCTACAACAACAATGGGTTTGTTTCTCAGAAGGGTTTTCTCGGCACCTTGTAGGACTGCAAGTTCGTATCCCTCACAATCAAGTTTAATGTAATCAACATTATTAAAATCATAGCTGTCTAATGTAGTTAACGGGATTGATCCTTTGCCTTTTGTAGCGAGGTTTACATGAGTTTGTCCCATGTTGTCTTTAGTAACATTCATATCTATTGTGCTGAATTCATTTCCTAGTGCAACTTCAAATATCTTTGTATTTGGCAACATATTTTTCTTTAAGCAATCGAGGAATATTTGTACTGGTTCAAATGCAATGA